AAGAGGCCCAAGACTGCGAACATCGTCGACAGCCTTGGACGCCTTCTTGATTAGGTTAACCGCTGACGATACAGCAGCTATCGCGGTCAGCGGATCAACCATGTTACAACTTGGTCACTAGACCAATCAGAAGAAGAATGATCGCCCCTGCGCTGGTAATCAGGATTTGCTCTAGCCGCTTGAGCCTGGCATTAATACCAGCGTATCGCTCGGCACAAACAGCCTCATGGGTCATGAGCTTTGACTCCACTTCTGTGACCATTTATCACGGCTCCTCGGGCCAGGTTACGTTCCAAGGAAAACCCTGCTGAGTAGGCACATCACGCAAGGCTTGACGATAAACCTCCCAAGCACCAGGAATGTTCTCGTTGCGCTCGAGATGCTTAACCACCACCCAGTCGGTCTCCTTCAGCTTCTGGCTGCGCTGCTCGCGCACAGCCTTAGACTGCTCGGCATCCTTCTGAGCCTTGTAGGCAGCTTCCTGCTCGGCGGCGGTCTTGGCAGGCTCAGTATCCGTTGCAGGACGGTCAGTAAAGATCGGCCCAAGAACGTGCTTGGTGAACCACTTACCATCAATCTGCTCCACGCCTTGACGCATGGAGAACTGATAAACAGTAGCTCCTGTAGCCTGTGGGCCTTCGAAGACCACATCAGCCCCCAAAGCCTCTAGCACCTCATCTGTGGTTTGACCCCATGACGGGCCACCGTTGTCCTTAGCCCAACGCCGGAGTTCGTCCTCCAGCATCACTTGGCCCGTGGCCCTGATTCTGATTTCCATGATTGCTCCTTATGCGATGGCGAGGAAGATGTATGACCCGCCGTTTGCGTTCAACCCCGCCGGGGCTGCTGCGGTGACTTTGAAACCCGTGCTGTCGGTGTCAACGTAGTTGGTGCCCGTGACTTCCGCAGCCGTAGAGTTCAAGAACAGGTAGGGGTCGTTGCCGCTGCTGATGCCGCGTGCGCTGTCGTACAACCACCAGTCACCCGAGTTGTCATATCTCTTAATGAGCACAAACCTCGCGCCACCTGTGAAGCCGCAATCGATGGTCTGCAACGCGCCTGTGCCGGTGTAACTGCCGCATTTCGAAACTCCCGGGCAAGAAGCAAAGAGGTAGGCGACATAGGTGCCGCCAGATGCGTTCGTTGTTTGGCTTGTTCCAACGCTAAACACAGATGCTGTTGGGTTTGTAGAATTCCAAACACTTGTCATGTTAAACGCGCCACTTGTGGTGTTCAACTGATAGACAGAAGGACTGTTAAACGGGGCTTTGGAATAAACAGGCCACCAATCAAATTCGCCCCCTGCATTCCTGCGCTTCACAATCATCAACTCAGGCACAACACCCAAGTTATGCGCCTGTGTCGTCGCAGAACCCGTCCCCGTATAGCAAACCACATCAAAGAAGCCGGGGGCGCGGCGGAAGTTCCAATTGGCACAAGACGAACCGCTGTTATTCATCCATGAGTTATTAGGCACGCCAAGACCATACCCGGTCATAAAATCAAAACCAGTTATATCTTGACTTGATCCGTCAGATGTTGCTTCGGCACCCGTAGTGTTGGTTTGAAGATATAGAGTATCGCCACGCAGACGATCACCAACAGCATGGCCGCTCAAGCCATCAAGTCGCTGACCAATAACTAAATCGGTCACAAACCCGGTAGTAATTGTCCGTGCGGCACCAGTCCCTGTGTATGTGTTTGTTGTAAACACACTCGTCCCCGTCGTCGGAGTTTTCATCGGGCCGCGACGGATGGCGATGTAGATGTAGGTGGCGCTTGCGTTCAATGCTCCATTATTAGTCGTAAATCCAGTGGCAGTTGGTTGAGCAACACCGTTGCCAATTGACTCTGCGCTAGACAAGTTAGGAAATAGTTGGTCGCCAAGATTAGGCGCGGCGACCATATTTCTCATGTTGTCGTTTATTCTCCAATTCCCGCCAGTGGAACTATCCGATCTTTTAATCAACGTCCACTGAGGTTCATACCCCAACGTCACCGTGGCGTCACCACTGCCGTCAGTCGTAAACGACCCACACGAAATCACATTGTCCGTACCCGTCAGGCCAAAGCCTCCTGCGTCGTGGGCGAAGAGGTAGGCGACGTAGGTGGAGCCGGAAGCATTCGAGGCCACTGACGCGCTTAGCGTCAGCGCGGAACTGCTGGGAGCGGCAGTAAATGGCTGCGATGCTGTATCTGCTGCACTAGTCAAATTCAGACGCAGATATTCTCTAGAACTCGGGTATGTGCCACCGAGACTTCTGTGCCAAACAACCCAATCTCCAGTTGTACTTGTCCGTTTGATGATTACGCATCCGGGCACAGACCCCAGACTATGGGCAAGCGTTCTTCCCGAGGTCCCATCCCCCGTATACGTCACCACATCAAAGAACTTCGGCTGCTTGCGGAATGTCCATGAGGCGTAGGTTGTTCCAGATTGGTTTGTTACAGCATATGTACCAAGGGAAAATCCGTTACTATTAAACGCGGTAAGAGCGCCTGTTCCACCGCCATTATCTTGTGCGGCTGTAGTGTTGGAAGAAAGCCAATAGCCAACGCCCCGGCTAGTGTCAAAAAGTGTGTGGTCCCATAAATTAGGCCCAGAGCGTACTTTTGCCCATACCATTCCACCCTTCGTGGACAGATCAATCCCGTTGGTGATGGTCTGAGATACGCCGGTGCCGGTGTAGAGATGCGTAGCGAAACATTCTTCTATGTAGTTAGGAACAACAGCAACGCCACCGCCGAAGCCGTCGTAGCTTGCTGCTCCTGATGTTGCTTGTAATGGCATAACTTAAAATCTCCACCCTTTGCTCAAATTTTCATGAGCAGTTATAACTTGTAAGTTCCAAGGCACGTGCATTCCAGAAACGTTTTTACCGTTGATTGGAACAATATGGTCAACATGATGTTTTACACCAGTTTGGATAAATTTGGCTTCTGATACATCATACATTTCCTGAATCATTGCCTTATCAATTGCGGTTAGCCACTTTGGTGTTGCAGACTCTTGAGCAGCTCTACGCCTAGCTCTTGCTGCCACGTAACGCTCCTTGTTGGCCTTGTAGTATTCCCTAATATATTCAGGGTTACGCTCATTCCAAGCCTTGGTAGCTTTCCGTGTGTATGCTTTAATTTTTTCAGGATTTTGAATTGCCCATGCTTTAGCCTGTTCTTTTACTTTTTCTGCGTTTTCTTTACGATATTGTTTAGCGTAATCATTATTTTTTTCTCTGTTTTTCTCAGCGTACTTTTTAGAAATTGCAGTGGCCTTCTCTGGATTTTTAGCACGCCATTCACGCAAATACTCACGGGTGCGTTTGCGGCTCTCATCAAGGTTCGCAAGTCTCCGATCGTTCTGTGCTTTAACACGGCACTCTCGGCAAGTTCCATAATGCTTGTTTCGACGCTTATCCAACTGGAACGCCTCCAGTGGCTTATCAACATTGCATTTCTTACAGACGCACATGATTAGGCTTTGAATTGCGTTACTGAAGCCAGCACAGTGTATGTGGAACTTCCCGTGCGGATAATCAAATAACGATAGCTGTCGATACCGCTTGCGTTACCCGCTGTAGGCGCACCACCGAGCCAGCGAACAGTAACACCAGAGGTCGTGCCATCAACCTGAATTGAGTTATTGAAGTACGCAGTAGACCCTTGAGTCACCAAGAAAGCAACCGTCATCGACTGACCAGTAGCAAGAGCCGTGTTCAGACTCGTACCACTAGAGGCACGGAAATTCACCGTCCAGTTCGCAGAAGCATTGGAGGTGTAGTACAGAACCGACTGAGTGGTAATGTCGTAGTTGATCGTACCCGTGGCTGCGGTAGCAGACACCGTAGCGACTTCAGCAGCATCATTTAGCACCATCGCCAGGGCGCTAGACGAACCGCTGAAAGTCTGTGTTCCGGTGAAGGTCTGAGCGACGCTCAATCCAGCAATGGTTGTGGTCGCATCAGGGAATGTGGCCGTCCGGCTTGCCGTCAGCGTTCCAGGAGTCAGCGTGACCCGATAAGAAGACGATCCACCAGCTCGACCCGCCACGATGATCCCGTCCTCGGATGAGGTGGCCGTGCCGAAGGTCTGTCCCGTGGCGTTGTAGAAGGTATTAGCACCCGTGAAGGCGTTATTTGCCGAAGTGCTGACATTTCCACCAGAAGCCCAGCTCAGCACTCCAGAGCCGTTCGTTGAGAGAACCTGGTTCGCCGTGCCATCTGCGCTAGGAAGCGTCCATTGGACGTTAGAAGCGATGGAAGCAGGAGCCATGAACCCGACATAGTTCGTGCCGTTGTCGGTGTCCTCGTACAGCTTCAGATCGGCTCCAGAGGCCGAAGTACCCTTGGC